CGCGTACTCTGTACGTGGGTTCACAGAATTTGTGTGCCCCGAGAGAGGTACTTTGCAGAATCGTAAAGATATCCGCAAAATGTTACCCCTCTTGCTGCAGAATGCTCTTATCGGAAATGTTGTGGAGGATCTACAATACCTTAGTTAAGGTGTTGTAAATTTCTTTTCAACGTAATTATTCCGGAGATATATTATGCAGACTCAAAAGAGTTACGAGGAGACCGTGTTTCGGCTCCTTTGCAATAAGATCGACAGTGAATTCTCACGTAAAGCTATCAGTCTTTTAGATGATAGAGATCCAGCCTTTTTAGAAATCAGGCCAGATCCACGTGAATATTCGGAAACGCAGCATTTTCGTAATGATTATATGGTGTCGAAGTTTCTGTCTAAATGGACAGGACTAAGACATTATTTTAACATTGATACACGAAGTGTTGCACTCAGCGGCTGGACAGCAGCTGAGGAGTACTGTAAATCGACAAACATGAAGCTGAGGTACTATGAGGAAAGGAATTTTCAAACCTTTCCATCTAGCGATGTATTAAACATTGCTAGACTAAAAATTCATAGTATTCTTGGTCCGTGTACGTTGACTAAAGTGCTCAACGAATGTGAGTGGACTCAAGGTGCGACTGCCGACACTAAGTTCGGCACGCCTCTGAGCAAAAAGATGTCCCAGTCATTATCAGTCACGCGAAGTGCCTTACCTTATTTAAAGGCATGCGTAGAGTCAGATCCACATTGGGCTTCCTGTTTTATCGGGAAGATTCCAGATGGACCTTGTTCTCTATTGCATGCTTTCAAATTGAGGGAGTCAAATCGCTTCTTGACTGTTCCTAAAAATGCAAAAACCGATCGCTGTATAGCTGCTGAGCCCGCTGGAAATGTTTTTCTCCAGCGTGGGGTAGGCATATATATTCGCGAAAGATTGCGCATTCATGGAATCAGACTGCGAGAGCAGAGTGTCAATCAGAGAATGGCCCAAAGGGCTTTCCGAGATAACCTAGCTACTCTAGATCTTAGAGCTGCTTCTGATACGATATCAATCGAGACTGTGCGTGTACTTATACCTCCGTGTTGGTTCGATCTTTTGAACGACCTTAGGTGTAAGCAAACCCGT